GCTGGAGAGCCTTTAGCTTGTCTCCATAGTTCTTCTCTAACGCCAAAAGCTTCTGCTTGGTGCTATCCGACAGTTCTAGTTCTTGCTCATCAATGTCTTTGAGCTGTTTCAGCTTGTCCTGATAGAGCTTTAGCTCCGCTTGGATCTGTTGGGCCTGCTTCGTTGCAGGGTCCTGCAAACCTGGGATGTTCAAGCCCACGCTTCCCTTGGCTTGCCCAGCCGTCATTTTGCTGGGATCAGTGATATTGGGAAACTGCTTGGCAAAAGCTTCGTTAATCGATTTCTCTGCCCGGTTGCGGGCTTCATCGAGAGGATCAACGATTTTCTTTTGGATGGCACCGCCGATTTTATCAATCTCCGCTAGATACTCGGCATCATAACTAGTCAGGTCTTGTTTATCCAAGTTGCGTTTCTTGGTGAGCCAGCCTTCATAGGAAGCCTGCAATCTGTCGGAGAAATTGCCTTTGGCGTTCAGCTCGTCAAAATCCTTGATGGCTTCTTCCGTGCCCTCGTGCAGTGCCGTTTGCCAGGCTTTGATGGTCTCAGTGTCAAAGAGCTTGTTCATTCCTGTAACCAAAGGAATCTGCTCGGTCCTGAAAGCGTTAAGGCCCTTAATCCCCAGGTTGATGATTTCCTGGATCGTCCCCATGATGCTGTTGAGAGCCTTCACCATGTTCTCACCCAGGGACAGCACCGCACCAGCAATGCCTTCCAGCAATGCGTTCATCCCCACGTTTATCATGGAGAAGATCAACTCCCAGCCATAGAAAGCATCACCCACCAGGCCCACCACCGTAATGATTGCCGGGAAGACGTTTGTGGCTAGCTTCTGGAGTGCTCCACTCCAATCGCCCACGCTCTTAAGCAGCCCTTGGAGAATGGTGTTTAGATCTTTTAGGACCGGAGCCAGGGCGTTGCCGATTTGCAAGAGCAGGCTATTGACCAGGTTCATGGTCACCTTAAGCTGAGCAGCAAAGGTGTCCTGATAACGGTTAGCCGCATCTTGCAAGGAGTTGTTTTTCAGCCACGCATCGTTTCCCGTATTTACGGCCTTGGTGAGCTGGTCTGCGGAGCCTGCTGCACGGAGAAGTGTCTCGGCCATTCGCCCGCTTCCAAGCCCAAGATCATTGAGCGTGGACGCCACATCTCGGCCTTGCGTCTGCAAAGTTTGCAAACCGGCCAGAAAGGTTTGAATGGCCTTAAAAGAGTCTTGGGCGAATAGTTCAGAGAATTTCTCTTCGGACATGCCCGCCACTTCGGCAAATCCGGTCAGCTTTTCTCCGCCTTCATTGACAGCTCGGTCGAGATTCTCCATCAAACGATTGATGGCCATCCCGCTGGTGATGCCCAGGGAAGTGAAGGCAGCCGAAAGCCCCAGGATCTCGGGCTGAGTCAAACGGATGCTAGTAGCCGTTCCGGCAATCTGCGAAGCAAAGTCTAGAATTCTCTGCTGAGTGGTGCCTGTAGAAAAGCCGAGAGCTGTAACTGAGTTGACCATCCGATCTATATCGGCCTTCGGTAGCTCAGTGACGTTGGCCAGCTTGATAAACTGCTCGGTGGCCTGGCTGGCAGAGACTCCGGTAACCGCTCCAAACTGCTCCATCTCTTTGGTGAATTCAGCAACCTGGTTCTTGGAGATGCCGAGTTGAGCAGCAGATCCGGCAAGCTTCTCCATCCCGGTAGCACTAAAGGGAAGCTCCTTGGACATGGCCACAATCGAGTTTGTGACTTGGTTGACTGATTGTGCATTGCCGTCGAAAACGTTGGCGAGCTTTACGGAAGCCGTTTCCAAAGCGGCAAACTGATAGATGGCGGCGGCACCGATGGCCGTGAAAATCCCGGTAATGGTCTCGCCTAGGACGATGGCTGATTTGGACATGGCAGCCGAGCCCTGAGTAACGGAATCCATGGCTTGCTGGACTCCTTTGACCAGGGCCGTTGAATTCGCTGTGAATTCAACGAAGAGGCTTCCGAGGCTTTCTCCTGCTGGCATGTTTAGAGGGTTTCTTGGGGTTGTCCGGGTCTAGACCGACAAGACCAAACCAGGCAGACTTGGACTTCTTGAGCCGTTCTGCTCTCTCTTCTTCCACTGGTTTGGTTTCATTGAACTTGAGAATAAAATCCGCGTTCTTAATGTCTCTCGGCTTGGCCACCCAAGACCGCCTGACTTCGGCTGTTAACTGAGCCAGATACCATTCCAGCTTGACCCGGTCTTTCAGCTCGGTCTCGTTCAGATAGTAGAGCCAATCTTGAAACTCTCTGACACCTATCCGTTGCCGCAACTCCAAGACCGGTATTCTTAGGTGAGTGGAAACCCTATGCCATTCCCACCACTCACCCGTCATCCGTTTTTTACTTCTTCCCCAGCAGCCTTGACGACTTCATCTCCGGTCTTGGCATCGGTCACCGTCTTAAATCCGTTCAGGCGGTTGGCTTCTTCAACGAGCTGCTCCACCACCCGGCTGGGCCACTTCTCGACTTGTTCTTTAGTCACAAGCCGGTTTGCCGAAACGTCCTGCATGCACCTGGTGAGAAGCGCAGAGCTGGTGCCTTCCATCTTTTTGACACCCACGGCCTTGCCTTCGGAGTTAAAGATCATGTTGACGCGGAGCAAATCGACATACTGCTCGCGCTCGGCAACGCTCATTTCCCGGATAGTGTATTTGCTGACTGTGTTGTCGGGGCCTTTCAACTCCACCGGAGTCGCATTTACGTTTAGTTCAAGTGTTAGCATGGGGGTCCTTTTACACTAGTGTAAAAATGCCTTGCTCCCAAATTGGGCGCCTTCGCTTGCTTTTTCATTCCGGTTTCCGCCACATAGCGGCCCGGGTCAGACAATGCACAAGTTATGATAGCTTCCAAGAACGTCGGAACAGTTACCCGTTTCAGGAGCAAGGCAAATTCGAGCTTAGGCAGCAGACAAGCTGTCCTCTTCGGCCGTCTGGTAGAGCGGTCCTACTTCGTTGCCGTTAGAGTCACGCATGGTGGACTCGATGGTCACCGTGGCCGTGGGCTGCTCGCCTTCCTTGTGGGCACTCGGAGTAAACTCCTGAATGTAGCCATGGAAGTGCAGGCCCGAGCCATCCGGGAAGGTGATCATGATGACCTGGTTTTTGTTGATCTGCTGCCAGATCTGGGGAAGGACTTCGGTGGCATAAGCGGCCGTCACCGTCATCTTGGTCAGGCTCTTGAGATGCCGGGGAGCCTGGGTGCGGTAAGCAATATTCCGCATGGTGGTGGTGTCAATCGGGTTGCCACCGTTGTAGCCAGGTGGGGTTACTTCCTTCTCGAAGAGTTTGACCGTGGGAAGATATTCCAGCTCAATGATTGTTGAAAAGCCGTCATCAAGCCGGAGTTGATATGCTGGAGTTGACATGTGGTTCTTAGCTTTCTTTTCTTAGTGTTAGCACTGCATTGATCGAAAAATGAAACCGCTTGCGGTCATCTTCCATCATGCCTAGCGGATGGATATCGCCAGTTCTGGAGATGTTTTGCAAGGTATAAATGGCGGTGCTGTTCAAGATGACCGTGCGGCCGAGCACCGGCAAACAGACCAGGTCTAGCTGATTTGCAATCTCCTTTATCTGGTTATAGCCTTCGGGATAGGTGTCAGACCGTAAAAGAATCATTATTCCCGGATGCACAATTTGCTCACCAGTCCGCATGATGCGGCCGTCTAAACGCCCTGCGGTATCGTAAACACAGATAGCCTTGTTCGGCTGGTCTGGCATGTATCCAGTAAAGACCTCCCAGTCGGTCACCGAAGTGTGAGCGAGCAGCAAATCGAGCAGAAGCTCATGGATGAGATCTGCCGGAGCATCATTCATTTGGCGGCATCCTTGATGATCTTGAGAAACTGTGGCCGGAGCGTTCGGTATGGGGTCTCCAGAAACTTAGCTTGAGCCTTTCCTTGAGGGTCCCAGTAGCGTCCACGGCCGTGAGGACGCGGCTTGCCCGCCAGCTTCATTTCCACCATCTCATGAACGAATAGGGCATAGTAAGCGGTATATCCGATCTGGACCTTGGTGTCCCAGCCAGAACCAGAGAAGCTCGTGAAGGCACTCGCTTTCAGAACCCCGTAATTGACAGGCACCATCTTTTGACTCGTGGTTTGGAGCAGCAAACCGCATTTCTTGATGGCCTGCTCGACCTTCTTGCCCTTGGCTGCTGTCTTGTTCCTGACGTTGTTCAGAAAGCCCTGAACTTCGTTGAGCATGTTGAATTGTCCAGCAGCCATTTTAAAGGTAATAGGTATGAAGTTTGACACGGCCCTTCATGTCGGTTTCAACCATGACTTTTTGCACCTGGATGGCCAGAGGGTCTTCTGTGGGGTCTGTGGGGGTTCTGCTGTCCATCTCTCCAAGCTTGATGCGGTCACCTTCCTGCATCTGTTGATCAGAGAAAACCCGAGCGTTAAACCTCAAGAAATTGCCTTCGGTGGTCCTGACTTCCTCAGTAGCTTCTTCCCATCGCACGGCAATCTCTGAGGGGGCTCCGTAAACCGGTCGTCCATAGTGGTCCAGCTCTATTCTCGGCCAATAGATTGCAGTCTGTCGGAGTTGTCTGGTGATCCAACTCATTTAGTGAACTATGGCCAGCTTGTAAGCCACCCCACCAATATCAGTCTGAATGTAATTGGTGGTGACGAGAGTAACCGTTGCCCCAGTTACTACATTGCCAAACTTCCAGGCAGCAGCAGTGCCACCAGATGGATCACCGCTTGTATAAGAACCGATGGCGTTGACTCCGCCGTTGACTTTGACAGCTCCAGTCGAGCTTGGCGTGATGGCAAAGTCATCTCCTGCTGTCAGTGCCATGAATGCCGTGGCCCCATCCGAATTTCGAAGCTTAATGGACGGGGTGGTGTCCATGGCGTCTGTCAATTGAAGCACAGACCCACTAACCGACAATTGCAGATTAGTATTGCTGCTAAAATAGAGCGTGCTTCCAAGTATTGCAGTATCAAATCTTGCAACCTTCTCTACCGTCCCTGCTGCAAATCCAATAAGCAGGGCTATGGTCAGAAGAGCCGTTGTCCAGATGGCTTTATCTAATCTGTTTTTCATCACAAATGCTCCAGATACGTTCCCATAATCAGGCCCGTGACGAAGATCGCGGAGAGGATTAAGAAAGGTGTCGGATCGGTTCATTATTCCATCCCCTTCAAAAAAGCTCGATAGGTATCCGCGATTTGCCAATAGCCAGCGCTGGCGGGGTGGACTCCATTGAACATATTATTTGTCGTGTCCAAGTTCGAGTTGAGCGGCAGGAGAGAAACCCCGAACTGGCCGGTGCCGAAAGTGGTCAAAATGTTCTCCACGAACTCATGGTTGTTTAGGCGGTATCTTCCAAGCGTCTGGCTTGTGCCGTAGTCATTTACGAAAGCATTGGTGGACTGGTTTGGGGGTATCGTCAGGGCCACTCCGACGCGGATTCCAGGCACGACCGAAGCGATGTTGACGATCATGTTCGTCGCCGCGTTGATTTCGAGTCCCGACTGCACCGCTAACGCCGCGTCCGTCAGATTTCCGAAGATTCCGTTGATTCCCAGGTTGAATATCACCCAGTCGCCGGAAGACATCGTCGTCCCGCTGTTCGTCAACCAGTAATGAAAGTCGAATGACCCGCCGCTGTTGATATAAGGGCTCCCGGTGTTGGTAGTTCCACCCATCGTAACCCACTGCGAGGTGGTGTTGGTGTAGAAGTCCTGGTAACGCCAACCCGACACTCCCGAATGGAAGACGGTCCGACTGACTGAGTTGGAATCCGCAGTCACTCCAGTGTTCGGTCCCACCTCGGTCAAGGTATATTTGGAATCCCCGGAGAAGATGTTCAGCAGTTGTGCAGACACCGTGCCTCCGGCTGTCGTGCTGTCGCCGATGATGAGCAACTTACGGCTGACGGGGACGGCTGGGTAAGCGGCAGCGCGAGTGACGAGCAAGAAGCTGTTAGTGAACAGGAGCTGGCTCGTCGATGAGAACGAGATGTTGAACTGGAAGTTGTTTGTGCCCGCGTCTGCCGAAACAGGGAGGTAGCTCCATTTGAACTGGTCGAAGCCCCCCTTGGCCGAAGTCACCGTGTTCGTCAACGTAGTCCAGTCCCCGTCAAACCGAATGACATTAAAAAAATAACTGTCCAACGTTCTCCCCTCGACCGCGTAGACTGTCGCCGGAAGGTCAACGTAAATCTGCGGCTGAAACCAATTCGCACTAGACGAATGGAACGAACCCACATTAACCGTTGCCGCGCTGAAAGCTTGCAGCGCTATCCCGAGTAAAGGCGCGAGTATCATTGCAGTGTTTGCGGAGAAGCGTAGCGGTATCCCGCGAAAATTCTATGGACCGCCAACCAGCGCGCATTAGTTCCGGCACTTTTTATAACGCGAATAGTCGGGAACATGGCGCCAAGCGGCAGATTTGCAGAATTAGTAGCAACAGGGGTGCCGTTGATGACTGCTATCAAATTTGTGGTGTTGATAGCAACTCGATAGTCAGCCCAACTCGTAGAAGCTGCAACTCCAGTATCGGTGATCGTAATAGATGAATTGGTTCTAGTTATCAGGTTCCAATCATTAGTTGCACTCAGGCCGAAGCCAAGCGTATTTTGCTTGTCGTAAAGCAAGCCGCCGCAGTTTGCCCCAGGATTACCACTGGACGCCGCGTCAATGCCGATAAAGGCAATATAATTGTCCGTGCCGTCCGTCAGACCGTTATTTAAGGCCCCATTTACGGATATGAGAAAATGAGCCGCGCCACTCGCCAGCCAGATCACAGGACCCGCCAGGCTACACGCCCCACTGCTGGATGTCGATGTAGTTAAGCCAATGGCTCCAGGTGCTTCGGGTGATTGGTAGTTGAGCGTGGCTGGACTGTTACCGATAACGAGCCAGTAGTTATCACCTACTGGGTTTGCCGTTCCACCCATGAAAAAATTGCAGACGCGCGACCAGGTTTGCGCTCTTTTCCCTTCCCATCCGACGGCGAGGCAGTTCAAAAGGAACTGTTCCGGGGACGTGGTGGCTTGGATCTTAGTAGATGTCGAGCGCCACGCGGACCCATCGTAATAGACCTCCACACCGCCGCTGCCTTCAGGAGTGAGGGCGTCGGTGTCCCAGGCAAGAGCACCCGCCGAAGCAGCAGGCAATGAGGCGGTTGCATAGGCAGGAAGCGTCGGTGGATTGGTGAAATTTATTGTTCCCACATTTAGAGTTAGCAAACTAATTGCCCCTCCAGAATACTTCGGGAACACCTGATTCCACGTCGTCGCTGTGGTATCCACCGTAATCGCGCTCGACGCGATGAGCTGCCAGCAAGTGCCGCCGTAAGTCGTTCCTCCACCAGCGATGTTGCACCAAACGGACGGTGGAATGGATTGGCCGCTAGCGTAAGTGGAAGGACGGGTCCAGGCACTGGAAGTGTTGACGATCCACGGACCGTTTTGTGAAGCCGTGCTCTGGGCCGTAAGCAATAGCCGTCCATTATTGGGGATCACGACGTCATCAACGGTGATCGCACCGGAAAGGCTGGAGACGTTTGCGGTTGAAACAGCCAAGCATGCCTCAAGAAAAAAACTATTGCTACCCAGTTGTATAGAGTCAAACCTTCCAACCTTGTCTACTGTTCCCGCAGCAAATCCATTAAAGATTATCGCAAATAGCAACGTCCAGATACTGAAAATCTTTCTCATATTAAATTTCTCTTTTCCACTCTTTTTATCCGATGATTTCCCAAGCTGGAACTTGAGCCGTTCCCGTGTTCATAAATTTCTGCTTACTGACAGTATTCCGAAAAAACAGAGTGCTCACACTGCCATCCGTCGGAGGGTCATTAGACTGCTGAGTAAGGTTGGACAGTCCGGTTCCACCGCCACCACCGCCAACAGCAGTAATAATGTCCTGCACTGTGCAGACAAATGCAGTGGTGCCGGAACACACAGCTACCCTATCTGTTAAAGACAGGGCTCTTGGAATGGGCGGATTGTCGAACTGGGCTGGAAAAAAGCTTCTGCTCATGCTGCTTGCCTTTGTTGTAGTTGTGCTGCGATTGCTGCTCGTTTCTCGCATTCCACACAGTGAGTCCTTAACTGTGGCGGGATATAACGGCGGAATGCTTCATGAGTGATTGTCGGAAAGAAAGCCAGCTTTGAAGATCCGTCAGAAACATTGATCACTTTTACATTAGGATACTTCGGCAGATCTCGGTTGATCTCTCCAAACCCCGCTTGAAATCGTTTGTAGCTAAACTCCTTTACCGGTTTGTCATTGTGGTTGTGCCAGTGGGGATGGCCCTTGGGATCGTTCCCCAAGTCATAACCTAGAAGAAAGATTCGGGATGCTCCCAGGTTAATGGCTAAGTTTATAGCTGCCGCCCCCGTGGAGAAATTCCATCCGATCTTATTTCCATCATGCAAACCCATTTTCTCGCGTCCTACGCAATACAGCCACGGAATATGGGTCTGCTGGCCGAGCGATTGAGAGCAGGTTACAACCCTGGGCAGACCACTTGGAGACGGGAACTTGGCAAAAGAGCTATCAATCAGAAATTTGTTACCTGTGAACCAGCAGGCATCCCCAAATAAACACAGAGTAATGATATCAGGGCCGAGTCGGTAAGCATCATTGCAACCAATGACGTTTCGACCCTTGAGCCATTCAAAATCAAACCCCTTGAGACTGGGACCACCACCGATAAGAATGGCATCCTGCCCTTCCCAGACACGCGTTAGATTCCAGATGGGCATTCAGTCACAACCGTGATGGTGATGATGATGACGAGTCCCGAGCCAGAGAACTCGAAGCTTGGGGATTTCCTTGCTCATCCGAGTCAGATTGCCAGAGCTATCAAGCATGCATGCAGTCTGACCCCACTGTGTTCCTCGAAAGTAAAGCTCGTTGGTTCGACCCTGGTAGGTAATACGAGCTGCTCCCAAGCCCTCCGTTTGTGCCTGCTGATCCCGCTGAGCATAAAAGTGAGCGGCTAGGTAGCGTTCAATCTTCTCTAGCCGGTCACTATCTGTTACCGCTGTTTCTCCAGTGGTGCACTGCTCTGTTACCAGGGAATTGGCCACGTCAATAAACGGGTTCAGATCGATTGCAGGATCAACTTGGATGATTCCCGCTACCGCTGTGGGCGTGGTGCGACCTGGTAGCATTGCTTAGGCTTTGTTTTTCTTGGACTTGGGTTTGGGCGAGCGGTCCACCGGGCCACCAGTCCTTGCAAGATCAACTGCTTCGTCATCATCGTCCGGCCATTCATTTTCCGGAGAGATGTGGGGTGGAGCAGGCGGCACCTTCTCAGGATCTACCTGAACACCACCAGGTATGGGCAGTGGCTGGCGCACGCGGGGCTCTGGCGAAGCGACGCGCTCAAACTTGTTCTTGGCCATCTTCACCAGGTCATGGTCGCTCTCGATGATAGCCCCTTGGGTGTAGCTTTTGCCGTCCTGGATATGCTCTCCTTGAATTACTCTGTAGTGTGGCACTTGGGTCCTTTCTATTTGCGGTTGATAGGGGTGTGTAGCGTAGGGGGTCCTTTACACTAGTGCAAACGATTACACCGCGATGCCGTGAACAATACCCGCCGCATGGTTGGCGATATTGACAACGGTGCTGCGGAACTGGGGCACGATGATACCCATGACTTTAAAGTTGATCTGGAGACCACCCAGGGTTTCCCACTGGAGCGTAGTGATGTCCATGCCCATGACCATCCGGACAACGTCACTCGTCATCTGGATCATGATCATGTCAAAGATCCCATTGCCCAGGAAGTGAGCCGTGCGGATGTCCTGCACGCCTTGGATCTTCAAGATGCGCTCGCGGAGCGTCTGCTGGGTGCCCACGCTGGCATCGATATGGAAGTAATCCTCATCAAGGTATTGATCCCAGTCCGGGGCGTTGTAGATCATCCAAGGTCCATAATAGAACCGGTTGATGGATGATTGGCGCATGGACAGGATGTCAGCAACCGTCCGCTGTGGGGTCCAGCCGGAGTCAGTTGGTGCCATGATGTTTTGCGTGATGCGGGGCGGGAAGTTGGTCATTCCGTAGATCGTGCCACCACCGTAGGTGTAGGTGGGGAGCACGCCCAGGGTTAGTTTCTCAATTTCCTCAGCCACGCGTTTGGCTGCCAGTTCCGCCATGCTGACATCAATGGGGGTGCCATTGTTGCGGCTGGTGGCAATCTGACGGGCATTGAATGAGAAGTCCTTGTGAACCACCGGCAGGGGCAGGTTCACCAGGTCAAACTCAGGGCGGTCATTCTCGCCCGTCAAAGCCGGGTCCATGCTGATGGTGGCATCCGTGATATCAGTCATGGATTGCGTGACGAGCACCGTCCGGCCCATCCCGTTGGGGATGCCGTAGGTGAGTCCCGCTCCACGGATATCGGCCACCACTCGCATCTGACGCCGGGCGGACATGACCACTGCGTCATCAATCTGCTTCCATTCCTGGAAACGCAGAGTGGCTCCGGCATTACCCACCAAGCGGGTCTCTGGTTTGCCGGTCTCGGCATTGAACGTGGTCATGTATTCTCGGCCGTCCTTTCCGATAAACGGCCGCATGAGTCCAACGTCAAAGCCATTATTGAGCAGACGTGAGGCAACCGAGCCTTGGGCCTGCCCGTTCATGATTAGATCCATAATTCTGTTTTTCTTTTGGTTAAAAGTTTGTGTTTTTCGATTTTTGGTTTTACAGCACGCGCACACGGATGCGTCCGTGAGTGTGAGCCGAGCTGACGCTCAGATCCAAGGCGTCCAGGGCCACAGCAAGAGCCACATCCGAGCCGGTCACCTTCCGGAAGTCGCCCTGGCCTGCACTGGACAAGTAGTCCCCGATCTGGACATGCTGGCCGTCCGCGAGCCAGCTATAGACAACGTCACCCTTGGCGCAGTGCCAGGTCTGGACGGGGTCTCCCGGATTGTAGGGAGTGTCCAGGGTATTGGCCTGCAAGGCATCTTCAATCGGGAACAGGGGCTCGGCATATCCGCCAGCCGTTCCGTGCACCACAAGCTTGCCATTGCCATCCAGCTTTCCGAGCTGTCCGGGAGTGATGGCGGTTTCCGCCACCGTCTCACCAGGACGCCCACCAGGACCGGGAACCAGCATGATCCGCTTCGGGAACTGTTGGTCTGCGTATTGAAAGAGACTCATAATTTTCTAAATCGTCTGTGTGTTTTTTGTCGCGGAGGTTTACTTGGTGGCCGTCTCGGTCTTGCCAAAGTTCATCGTTGGCGGGACCAAGGCTTCCTGTTCGACAGTTTCGCCCGAGGCGTTGCCCACGGGGGCCATGCCCGAATAGTCGAAACGAGCCGGAGCAGCCGGTTGATTTGATGCCGCCAGCTTGGCGAGCTTGCGCAGTTCCACCAGGGGCTTGCTTTGCAATTCGGTTTCGGAGAATGCGCCGTTCTTGGCCAGGGTCTTGACAATCTTGGATTTCTCCTCGTTGTAAGAAGCCATGCCGTTAGTGAGCACTTCCTGAATTTCCGCAGGAGCAGCAGCAATGTAGTCCTGGACATTGGTGGCACCGGCCGCAGCATTGTTGGCCTTTTTGCCCTTGCCCTTTTTCGCTGGGGGCTCGTCCTGCTCGTCATCGTCTTCCGAGTCATCGTCGGAATCGTCCGGCTGACTCTTGCTGGCCTTCCCGGCATTGGCTACAGGTTGACCCTGCGCGTCCACGAATTTGATCATACCGAGTTGCTGCTCCGTAAAGGCGAGTAACCGTGGACGGTCTGCCTCTGTGAGCTGCCCGCCAGAGTTGGCGATTAGCTGAGACACAATCTTCTCTTTGTTCATGTTATTTGTTTGTTCTTTGTTTTCCGACTGTTCACCGTCACTGCTGTTTGCGGAGACCTTCTTGTAAGAAGCAGGCTCTCGTTCCACTTCCACGGGATCACCTTCGTCCAGGGTTACACCATCGTCGGTGGCGGTGTAGCCCAACTGGAACAACTGTCCCTCATACTCGTAGACGAAGGAACTTGGATAAACGTCCACTACATAGGGCCGTGGCCCACCGTAGTAGCCGTCTTCAACGCCACACTCATCCATGATGGCATCATTAAGAGCGGTGCGAATGTAATCAAAAGGCAATTCATTGGCTGCCAGGCCCATGTGGCGAGCAAACTTGTAAAGCAGTTTCTTGATACCACTTTCCTCATTATTGGATGGCGTGTCCATACCTTCGGCCGAATACATCTTTTTTAGCTTGGCGATAGCACTGGACTTGTTAGGACCACCATACTTCTGGCCCCTGTATCCACCATGCAATGCAGCCCAGGCCGCGCCCATGAGACGGTGATCGGGCTTTCCACCCGTGCGCGTGGGCAAGTGCTTGGTGCCATCCGATTCCACCACCAAGTAACCACCCTTGCTATCGTTGCTCGTTAGCTCCTGGTTTGCCTGAGGGTTGCTATAGCTGGACTCTCCACCGACTCCCGGCTCATAGGTCATGGGATCTCCGGGGCTGGTTCCCGCGAGCATCTTTTTCATGCGTTTGCGGGCTTCGCGCTCAACCTGAGAAAGTCTGCCACCCTTGCGGGGTGCTTTCTTGCCGTTTACCATAGTCTGTCCGTTAGGTCCAAACTCACCCTGGCCTGGCTTGGTTTCAGCATTGTCATTGTCCGCCCGCTGATTTCGGAGGAAGCCCGCACCATCGGCAATCGAGCAGGCACCTTTCAAATCAGGCAAGATAGCCAGGTGGTCCGGCCGATAGTTGCGGGCAATTCCTGAATACTCTTCCTTGCCCCATTTACCGGGATCTTCCTCGGAATCGACGAAGACGCCTGTAGACAACTCCAGCATGGTCCCAGTATTGACTGCTTCCATGATCCTGGGGTCTACGTCTTCGGCTCGCTCGGGATCGATCCAGGCTTCGCTGGTGAGCCGTTTGGTCTTGGGCTCCCAGCGGGTGTTCATCATCACGCCCACTTTGTGGTTTGTCAGAATATCCGGGTCGCAGGCACTGACCCCGTTCCCGTTAATCTGCGGATGATAGACCACCACCGGCTTGTGATTCCAGACGGCTGGCGTCTTGGACAGTTCGCTTGGGGGGTAATAAAGGGCTCCCTCGGAGCCCTTGTGGACGCCTTCGGTCAAGATGACCATCGGCACTACCAGATAGTTTTTACCTTCCATGGTGTCATGACGCACCTTGGCGGTTGCCTTAGCAGCTAGCGTGCTCAGAGATGTCTGGACGCCCTCAGCCGTGTTATTCCGGACGAAAATTGATCTGAGCAACGCTTTCATTTTTTGCCTTCTAGGGATTTAAAGCGGCAGTGCAAGCAAAAAGTTGCTTAGTTGGCCCAGCCACGCTTCACCGTGAGGTTAATTCCTGGCACCGGAAGCGGGGGCAGTGACAGGGGCTGGGCGAAAAAACTTTCGCCCCAGAAGTTGCTGGCCGTGACGGTGATAAAGCCCGATCCGGCCGGAGCAATGTTGATAGGTGCCGAGAGTGCATTAGTGACGGTTACTATCCGAACCCAGTTGGTGAAATCCCGCGAAAAGTATACCGTGAAAATGCACTGATTTGTGTAGGTAAACGATGTCCCGTTGACAATGTTGGTGCCGCTAAAGGTCGTGGGAGCGAATAGATTGGTATCATAATCCCAGCCCACCGTCAGGTTGCCCGTAGGCTGGACTTGCATCGGTGGCAATGGCGGTGGCTGATTGATTATCTGTGCCTCAACAGCAAAGAGAGCAATGGCGAGCAGGGCAACCAGGACAATGAAGCCTAGCAGTGTTTTGAACATTCTATCTTTCATCTGACTTTCTCCTTTTCTTTTTGGGAAAAAGGACGGGTCCGGGTCATCACTCCCGAACCCATCCAGCGTTCCCGTAACGTAACCTGAACACTAACCAACTACCGGTCGAGTAAACTTGAATCCCGAAGACTCCAGGGCCGTCATTCGGTCAGCTAGAGCTTGTTGAGTGGCGGGGTCTACTTGGCCCCCTTTCACAGCGGCCGTGATCTTGGGGATGATGGTCTCCAAGATGGTGATGGCTGCATCTGCGATGGCTACTTCTTCCATAGGTTTTCCTTTGGTTTTTAAGTTGGGTCTATTGAGAGAATTTGGCTTTCGATAGGCTAGGGCTAGCCCGCCCATCCAAAAAGACGCCCTCAAGGCTTGGCTGGGATAGGTTTAAGATTGTTGGTGTTGATAGTTGTCGGTGGTGGAGAAATAGCGCTGTTGCTTGTCAGATAACCGGCTGCCTGATGGACGGCCGTCTGGATGATGTTGAGCGCAGCCGTCAGCTTGCTGGCGTTGTCAGTGGTGCGGTTTGTAAGCATCCCGCAGAGCGGCTGCCGACGAAAACCACATTGGCCCTTGAGCGACGATGGTGTCAGCAAACTTTTGAATCTCTGGGCTGACCTTCTGCAAAACTGTCCGGTTGTTGGCTTCCCAGTTGACGAAATCTTGCAAGAGATCGTGGCTGGTGACAATGGTGTTATCTGCTTCGTAGAGAACCTTGTCGCCTTTGTAGACGCCAGCTGGGTCCAGGGTGGTGTTGCAGCCCGCAAAGAACAGGCTGGCACAGGTAGCCCAGCTCAACCATTCCAGCCTAAATAGAAGGGCCAGAATCATCGGGCGGGTGAATTTGTGTTTTTGGTTCATTGTTTCGGTCCTTTCGTTTTTTCTTGCGTTTCTTATCGCGTTTTTTCTTGCGGATTTTTTGATGATACAAAGCCCAAGCCAGAGTAGTGGCTGCTAGAATGCAAGCACTGAACTGCTCCCATTGACGATGAGTGCCAACACCCACCGTCAACATCCCGCCAGCAAAGACGTTCAGCAGCAGACGGGCAACAGTTTGGATAACGTCTAGCCACCATTTGGCTTCCTCGAAATCGTCTGTTGCGCCTTCCTCATCATCAGGTATGAAGTATTTTAGCAGACGCCAGAACATAGTGAGTGTGAAGAAAACCCCACGTCTGCGGCCCCTTTCGGCGGAAAAAGGACCCGAAACCAATCCCGGAGAAGGGACGTGCAAACGCAGGGCAAAGCGGGAGCGTAGCTAAAATTGGCAACGCTGGTCTTTCCATTCGACCCGCGTTATAGGGATAACCGGAATCAGTGCAAGAACTATTTTACACTGGTGTAAAAGCCTGAATCACATCCCAGATTTGGCGAGCTACCGTCGTTTGATTCTGAGCACCGTTCACTGTCTTGATATGATGGGAAAAGAAATTTGCTTGGGAATCGAATCCCTTCTCAACCCGCTTGAAGAAATCCGTGCCCATCTTCTCAATTCGATCCGTGGTCTTTCTCTCTTGCGTTCGCTGTAGACAGACATCAAGAGGTGTTTGCAAATAGACGATGATATCAGGATCGATATGGCGGGTAACGAGCTTTCGAACCTGCTCGATGTAATCGATGGGCAGTCCACCACCATAACCTTGGTAAGCAATCGCAGAGATAAACCACCGATCACAGAGAACCCATTGCCCTGCTTCCAGAGCAGGCTTGATTACTTCCTCCATCATCTGTGAGACACACGCTGCCATCAAAAGCAGCTCGCTCAGAGGATTCATCTGAGGGCCATGCAGAAATACTTTTCGAACCTCCGCTCCCAATGGAGTCCCACCGATGGCTTTGCAGCAGACATAGGGAATGCTATCAGCTGCCAGGCGATTGGCGAGTTTCTCCAGTTGTGTGGTTTTTCCGCAACCGTCAATACCTTCAAAGGCAATGAACATGGGCTTAGTTTGCATTGGCTTCGGTAATAGGTGGAAGTTTGGGGGCAACGTAGGGTTTAAGCACGATGGCTTTCTCTCGCAAATTCCTGATGGTTTCTTCCCGGTTATTGGTAACCAGTGCTCCTATTTCCTCTGTCGTCATGGGGGCATCTATCGCGCTTCCAAAAGCCTTCATACTTTCACCCATGCTTTGGTATTGCTGGCAGAGATTGACCCAAGAGGTTACCAGATCGTTATAGCCACTGGATTGGTTCTCGGTAGAGTAACGAACGATCTCTTCCCATCGCTTGTTAACCTGCTGGGCTGTCATTCCAAGCTTGGCACCGATCCTTTTGGGATTGACCCCGCAAGCGATGCACTTGGCGATATAAGCGTCTGTCTCGGTCAACGGCATTGCTTGGCCCTTTGAATATGGTCCAGCAGGACCATTTGATTCTGCTGAGCCACGATGGCGTTTTTATAGTTCTGGTTGAGAACGTTGGGATGCCACCGGTGAAGCAGGGCTAGAAAAGGATCGTTCTGGTAAAGCTCTTTGGCTTTGCGTCGGCTGATTTCATCCCGGCAACGGGTGGTGACATTATCTTGTGAGACTGGACCGGGCAGGGGATCTGCTCCTTGCTGGTGCTTTTCCAGCATATAAATCTGTTGATAATCTTCCCAGCCCCACCCGCGAAACCGAGGATCACACCCGCCAAGGTCGATATACTCTTGCCTGCGGCAGACAAAATTAGTCGCTGCCGGGAGGCGCATACCAGAGGTTCCCGTGGTCACCATAATTCGTTTGGTGATAAAACGGTAAGCCTCTTCGGTTAAAACATCCTGGTGAAAATTGAGCATGGATTCGGATGTGGCCTTATTGACGTAAAACATACCCACGTTGAACCACTCTTTAGGCTGGGCCTGTTCGATCTTCTGCAGGATGCGAGCAAAGAAATGCTCGTTAGGCAGAGCGTCAACATCCAGCTTCATTATCCATTCGCTATTTGCCAGCTCTGCTCCCTGATTGTGAAAGTATCCGATAGAAGGACGCACACCACTAGCAGGCATTTCGGCATTGATCACTCTGACGTTCTGATGATCAAATCCATGGGACTTGTCACCACAGAAAAAGACGATGTGTTCAACACCCGGCTGCTTGGCTTTCTGAATGGCTTTAATCCAGACGCGTAAAGCATCGGGACGACCCCAATACGGGGTGATGGTCGTTAGTATGGGATTCATTTAGAGTAGAATTTGTCTCCCCAGCCATTGCCAGTCATCTTGACTTCACGCGACTTGAAACCATACCCCGCGAGAAAGCCGTCAATCTCACTGACGAGTGGGCATCCTCGATACAATTCTTTTTCGTTCACTTCCACATAGACCCACCGACAGAGATGAATGAGATCACCCATGCCTTGCATGGCCAGCAGTTCTGCTCCTTGGAGATCTACATTGAGAAACCAGTCATTTCGATCTGTTTTCCATTTCGCCCTGGCCATCAGAGTGTCAAAACGAGTAGTGACCATGGACAGCCTATCCACAAACTTCACTGTTGGATGCTCTTTGCTGTGAGTACCAAACTCCAGAAAGCTAGAACTTTGCGCCTGGTTGGAAGCCACGTTGAAGTTGATGGCTTTGCCGTCTTCATTGCTAAGGCAGGCACAGAGGGCAATCTGATTCGGAAAAATGGAAATATTCCTCTCTAGCTTTTTGTGAACACTGGGGATGGCTTCGACCCAGATGACTACACTGACTCCACATCTGTTATAGGTCTCCGCTTCCTGTCCTTCATTGGCTCCGAGATGAAAGACACATGGACGATTGATGCCCCAACGGTGGAATAGTCCTTCAAGAGGGATCAACATAAAAGTAAGCTCCACGGTCTTCCAGTTGTTCTTCCATGATCAAGAATACCTGCAATCGCTTTTGAAAAGCAAACTCTTCCACGGCTCGCTTGACTCCATACTGCTTCATCTCGTAATCGTGGAAGGCCATCACTCCGCGTGGTTTCAGCTTGGGCCACCAGGCTCGAATGTCTCTGATTACACCAGTGTAAGAATGATTGGCGTCTACATAGACGAGCGAGAGCGAAGCATCTTCGATGAAGTAAGGAGAGTCGGCAGCCTTGACGGTGTCACTGACGATGAACCGGGCACGATTACCAAAACGAGCCATTCGCTCTTTGGCTGCTGCTAGATTGGCGTCATGCCACGATTGGGGCTCACTAGCATCTCCACGTTGTTCCGGAACCGAAGTCCATCTATCCACCAGATAGAGAATCTCTAACTGGCAGGGCCAGTCCAGCATAGTCTCGCTAAACCGGCCTTCGGCAACCCCCAGCTCAGCGGCCTTGGCTCCGTTGCCGATGAGTCGCCAAAGATCGTTGCGACTTTTGATAGCAGGACTTTTCGAAATCATCTCCGTCTAGCCTCATGCCAATTGAAAGCCTCAGGATCAAACTGATCTATCTTATCAGTAAACCAGTAGGGGCCGAGTTTTTTAAAGCCGCTAAAGATCGTCATCCCTTTGCCGATGTTGGATTGGTTGTCATACTGAATGATGCTGCCGGGCACGTAAGCAAAGCATTGGAGCTGTGGTTGCAACTGGATAAAGGCCCAGTCGATTCCCATGGAGAGATGCACAATTGAGTCAATCAAGGCTAGAACCCGTTGCACGCTTCGAGCGTTGACAATGTAGGCGTAGGTGCAAAAAGCACCATAGGTCCGTGTCATGTAGCGGTCTCCAATGCGCTCCGCATCTCTAAAGAGTGGTGGACCTTTGTGCCAGTAGGGCGGGTTGACATGGAAGGTAGCGCCCAGCCAGAGAACATCCCACTTGCGGTCAGCCAGGAATGCATCCATGTAATTAAGGCGTTCCATGAAGTCAGAAGCAAAGACCAGGTCATCTTCCATCACAAAAGCGTGCTTGCTCTGCCGCAGGGCCTCTTCCATGACTGATATTTGCGCGTAGTGGCAGCCTATAGCTCCTGGAGTGCGTTTCCGCATGACTTCTACCTTGGCCGGATCTCCAGCCTTCCTGGTGCCTTCCTCGGGGCTTAGACCAGACGTTCTGACAGCTCTTAGTCCAATCTTGGCCAGAGACGCTTCCATTCGTGATCGGCGATCAATCCGCTTCTCCAGATTCACATAGGAGACGTAAGAATTGTCAATTAAGGAGTTTGACATGCGGCGAAATCTCCGTCCACCAAAGCCCATTGCCCTGGTCTGTTTGTTCAACCACTAAATTCTTTTCAGGGATCAGAAAATCAACTGCTTGTTTCACCTGTTCGTGGGCAATATAGTCATGACCACCAAGAATTCCACCATGGCGGATCTTGCGATGCCAAAGAAGGATCTCGGCTTTGGTGAGCTCGAACAGGTGAGAGCTGTCCAGGAAGACAAAGTCTAAATACTGATCGGGAAATTTGACGCTGGCATTGAGACTATCTAGTGGGATGATCTCGGTCCACTTGCCCACCTTGGCACTTACTACATGCTTAATGATACTGGATAGCTGTTCTTCCCGGCCGTAAGCCAGATTGTCAACCATGTGCATTTTGCAATCGGTTTTGAATAGATTGAGCA